ACCAGCCAGCCCCGCTTCCTTCGCCGGTACTTCATGTACAGCTGATGCTGCGCGTAATAGTTTTCGTTCCATGCCTTCAGCGTTTGCTTCTCGCCGACCTTGTCCTTGATGCGCCGGAACTCCTGTAGCTTTTTCTCAGCTGTTTCCTTGCACTCGCCCACATGCCAAGTCTTCGGGGCTTGTGCCAACCCAAGTACTTCAAAATCCAGATGCCCGAGAAAATGACCATCGAAGTCACTGACCCCCAGCTGCTTGCCAGTGTTTGGATCTACGGCGACAACCTGCAAGCCATGCACTTGCCGGATACGATCAATCATTACAGGCTCTGCCCTGTGGCCTGACGCAAAATTCTTTAACGTCTTGGCATTAAAGGGCTTGGCCTGTACGCCCCTGAAATTATAAAAGATCTGCCGCGCACAATTACCCGCCCCAGACATGCCAAGGTAACTGCGCCGAGCTTTTTTGTTCTCGCGCTGCTCCATGATCTGGTCGGCTTTAAGCAAATTAGGATCAGACAGATCGAGCTTGATCTTGACCATAAGACACTTCCATTTTTGTAGAAGAGCGACTAGCCTATAGGCCAGCCGCTCGACCTGTTAAAGATCCCAAGCGTTTTTCGTCTGGGGTTGTGGATCGATTGGCGTTGGAGCTGGCGCAGCTGCCTCGGTTTGTGTGGTAACTTGCTCTGATAGCTGCGCTGGCTCACCAATCTTTTTGAAAGTCCTGATCTGATTGCTGGCCTTGTAGTCGCCTTTAGCTGGTTGCGTGTAGATGTCTACAAGTACCCGCTGACCAATCAGCTGCTCAGTGTCCGTCAGGTTCATGAGCCCGACTGCCAGACAAAGATTGTTCATCTGCTCCTTGGCAATGCGAACTGCTTCATCGTTCTGGTTCCACAAGTTCAGGTTCTTCCAGACCCGCCCATTGTTGTCCTCAAAGCTGCATTCAACGCTGAGATATTTATTAGCCTCATTGCGTTGGCTTTGTTTTACAGACGCATCTGTAATCATAACTTTGTATTCACCGTCTGCCAGTAGAGGGAAATCGCGCTCTTCCTCCACGATAGTCGGGTCTGCCTGAAAGTTTAATTCAACCACCTGTGTTCTCCTTCGTTGTGTTTTTAATTTCGCGTCTGAGTGCAGCCCAGCTGAACTCGATTTCATCAGGGATGGGATAGCGCGACTTGGCTATCCATGCAGGGCGTTCCTGTGTGTAGAGCACACGCTCGCCTATCCCGATTGCCTTGATCTTTTTCTTGTCTGTCTCACGCAATGTTGTGCGGTAGTTAGCAAAGCCAACAAGATCAGAGTTCTCAAGACAGATAGCAGCTGGCTGCTTGCCCAGCTTGATCTGGTATCGGTCATAATTGTCGTTGGATGGATCGTTGAACTCTTTGATCTGGGTATGTGCCAGCAACACAACAACCATTTTTTTCTCGTTGCGCAGCTCACCCAGTTTTGCAAGCACCTCACGAAACTCATTGCGGATGGCAAGGTAGCCATCACCAAAGCCACCGATCTTGCTTATGCTTGTTGCCTTGTGAGTATCGAGCACATGCTTGACGACCAATGGCTCAAGCCAATCAAGGCTGTCGATGACGACTGTCTGGTAGTTGTGGTCTTCATTAATCAGGACATCCAGCTGCTCGCGCAGTTCGCCATAGTTCTCGACAAGCGGAAACCGCTCGGCTCCAACGACATCTGCGCCATCTTCAGTCTGGATAAAAATAGGCTTGTCGCAGCCAGCTCCAAATGTTGTTTTGCCAACACCGGCAACGCCGTGTATCAGCAATCGGGGTGGGGCTAACTTCTGCCCCATAACTATATCTTTAAGGGTAGTCATATATTTCTCCTCGGTTTGATGGGCTCCTTGGCGGCGGGGACAACTAAATTGATCTTTGCCGAGGAGCACCTATTTCAATCAATATTAGATGCCCCCGCTCGTAATCGCTGTGTGAGATCCTGTATCTCATCAAGTGAAGATTGCAGTTCAGATTTTGTAATGATATTTTTCAGGGTATCTTGAGCAGCCATGCCAGATAGTTCTTTTATTATTACCTGTACGCCAACAACCTCGTCTGACCAGTAGACCTCGTAATGATGGATCAGGTGATCGTCCTCAATGATCTTGCCGCCTTGCAGATCAGGCGACTGCAAAAAATCAAACAGAACTTTTGTCAGGTTATCCAGATCCCGCTTACGCCTGTCAGGCCGACCCACTGCCAGCTCGACTGCAACCGGCTCGGTTATTGTTGGTCGCCGCTCACCCTTTTGCTGCAGCATTGCGAACTCAGCCTCGCCAAGCCATTCTTTCCAGCGTTTGGTTTTGTAAACTCGCGCACCTTTATAACGATAAAGGGAATTAACGGACGGTGGATATGGCAAGCAGTAGATCTGCATCACTCATCACCCATGCGCGCTAGTTCGTACATTTTCTGATGATCGTTGGCTGTGACCTGACCGTTAGATTTCTCAGCAATGATGTGATTAAATTTAGGACTAGGCCGGTTCTGCCCTGTTGCCCAGTAATAAATTGTGATGCGAGAAACACCCAGCCGCGTTCCGGCAGCTGTGTAATCTAAATTTTCCTGTGTAAGCCAATCTTTAAATAACATTAAAAACACCGTAACAAATTGTTACGGTGTTTTTACAACATCACTCTTTTTTGTAAACTAGTTAACGTGACCAAAACGAGTCACCAACACAATTGGCGTGTACAAAACAAAACACTAATCGACAAAACAGGTGCTGTCATTGACGCATTTAAAATTTCGCTGCAACCAATCTGTGTACTTCATTAGAAGCGTAAAACCTTTTCTCGTTCCATAGACGGTGGTTGGCTTAGAAGCACAGCCGAGATTAGCTACCACAATCAGGCCAGCTTCTCGCCATATTTCAACGCGCTTATATGTAGATGTTCTGGAAAGTTCCAAATGGTGCGCAAGCTGATCTATATTCACATCACTATTATAAGATCGGTTGTGTGCACAAAAGAAAGCAGCGCGCACGTAGGTGCGGCGGTATTTCAATTCAGGCCAGATTAACCTTTGTTGATCACACATTTTTGTGTACCGTTCAGCGACACACAAAAACTCCGATTGCCCCTCTTCAGAAAACAAATCAGCATATAGCATTTTTAATTCTTTTAAATTTGTTGGCTTTTCTGGTGGTGGTGTAGATGTGCAACTACGGGTTTGTACTTTTAATTTTCTACCTTGCTCCGTCATATTCTCCTCCCAGTTTTTTCATAAAAATAATTCATAGCAATTATTAGTAAATATAATTTACAGATATATTTTTCACATTCAATTTATCGTGTCTACTTTTGTACGCGAAAATTACAAATTGGCTTTTAACTCTTTCGTAACAAATTAATTGCATTTTGTACGAATCAACATTAAAAGCGTATTAGCTTGTAACAATTTCTTACAAAAGGTGTCAACAGGCAGAGAAAAAATTATAATATGAATAACATTCTTAAATTTGCACAAGCTAAAGGTATATCAATAAGCGAGCTTGCTCGCCGAGTTGACATGCACGGTCATACTCTGCGCCGGTACACTCGCGGAGAGTGTGAAGTAAAAAAAGATCTTGCAATAAAACTCGCTGAAGTTTTTGGCTGCATGCCCAGTGAAGTTCTCGGGCTTGAACCAGCTAACCCTGATCAAACAATTGGCAAGATACCGCTGTATGGTGCAGCGAGCTGTACGTTCGTGGATGGTGCAGCTGCGATGTCGCGAGCTATCGATCACATTGGTCGCCCAAGTTTTTTGATGAGCCAAGATAATGCATACGGTGTTTTTGTTATAGGCACATCAATGGAGCCGCGTTTTAAAACAGGTGAAATTTTATTTGTTGATCCTGATGCACCTGTCCGGCAGGGCTGTGATGTTGTTGTGCAATTAAATACTGATGGTGATCTAACTGCCATAGCTAAGCAATTTCAAAGTATGGACGACACTCAGCTGAAGCTGCACCAACTTAATCCTGATGAGGATTTATCTATTCCCAGAGAACATGTTGTTGCGGTTCATCCAGTGCAGGGCAGCTGGATGCGTTTGTAACATTCTGTTACTTTTTTCTTGATCGCGTAACAAAACTGTACTAGTGCTTTTTCTTATGAAAAATTAATTCATAAGGACTAGCAAAATGTTTTACCTAAAATTTTTCGGTTCGATGGTGGTATTCAGCGCGTTTATCGTAGCTGGATATTTTTGTTTTTGGGCGGCTTGCGCGTTGATCGATCAATGCGCCCAACGCAACGGGCTCATGCTATGAGCAAAGTAATGAAGCCAAGTGAAGTTGCTATTGAACTCTGGGGAAAGCCTATCACGCCAGCAAAACGCCAACGAATATATCGTTGGATAAAAGAGGGCGTTTTCCAAAATGTTTTAACCGTAGGCAAAAGTAAATGGATACCTCGTTCCGAGGTACAGGCTCTTGTCAATCAAGCTGAAGACAATATTGAAAGGTTATAAAATGACACAACAAGAACAAATTCTCGGTCACATGCAAACTCGTGGAGAAATTGATCCTATGGTAGCACTGAATGAATACGGCTGCTTCAGGCTGGCTGCTCGGATTGCCGATCTTAAAAAACTAGGACACAAAATTGATACACAAATGCAAGGCAGCCGGTTGGGGAAAAGGTACGCAACATACAGCCTAGCCAATGACTAAAACGATTGAGCCTCGCCGCGTACTGGTACTTAAAGAGGCTGCGCAGCTGATCACTCAAGATCGAGCCAAGCAACATGGATCAGCTCGCGACAACTTCACACTTGTTGCCGAGTACTGGAGCTCGCACATAAATGCGCGACACAGGACAAACATCAAACTTAAACCCAATGATGTTTGCGATCTTATGGAACTGTTTAAACTGGGGCGGCGTAACACAAGCCCAAGCAACATTGAAAATTACACAGACGCTTGCGGTTACTCCAGCCTCAGTTATGAAATGGTCAAAGATGAAACGTGAGCCTCACACAGTGATGATCACTTACACTGATGGATCTCGTGAGCAAATTAAAGTGAACAAAAAAATGAGGGTGTTAGATACACCCTCATTAAAAAATTCAATACTTTTGTTTGTCGGTTTTATAGTTGTCTTATATTTGCTAGGTGATTAAAGGCTTTACCCTTTTTAGCAGCCATCTCCTCATCACGTTGCCGTCTTGCAATCCATGTTGCGTACTGGCGTTTTGTAAAACTGATATCCGTGTGTCCCATTTCCTGTGTAATTTGTGCCTCGCTAACATCAAGATCAAAAACCAATATCGATGCAAAGTAATGACGCAGCAGCCGAAAATGTAATCTGGGAATGCCAGCTCGGTCACATGCTGGATAAAGCCCACGATTACGCCAATTGTTATAATCAGCCAAATGTCCCTCGAGTAAATCCGAAGGTTGTTTCTTTCTTGCTTTGCCAGTAGTCGGAAACACCAGATTGTTTTTTGCCTGTTCAGGTGACTGTTGCAGCTTGTGCTCCATTAATTCTTTGCGAAGATCTGCTGGCAAAGTTATCGTTCTGACACCTGCCCTTGTTTTTGGTTTAGCTACTTTTTTTTCAGTGCGCTTGTATGCTTTGTCTATGAATATTTTTCCAGCATCCTCATTATCGCCAAACTCTATTTGATCCCAAGTTAACGCAACCTGCTCCGAACTTCTCATTCCTGTCATCGCGCAAGTCTTAATGATCAGGTAATATCTGTCGTCAGCATGCTCAAGCAGCTTGGCAATATTTTCATGGGTTAACGCTGAGATGTCCTCTACATCGTAAATGTCGGAAACATCGTTTAGGTTCTCAGCTTTTTTACCAATCTTTAATTGAGATGCTGGGTTTGCACGAATAACGTCATGTTTTTTAGCTACAGTAAAAATACCTTTAAGTACAACAAGCATTTTTTGACAGGTTCTTTTTGCCCACCTGTTTTTCATTTGCTTAAGGATAACGTCTTCTAATTTCGCCATTGTAATTTCGGAAACTTTAACCTTGCCAAATTCCGTTCCGTTCCAATCAAGTTGTTTTATTTGTCTGGAACTACGCTCGCGGTTTCCGTATTCTGCTAACCCTATGTCGCCGTCTTGAACTGCCGTGTCCTGTACTTCAAGATACATTTTTACGCATGTTTCAAATGTTACGGCTTTGGCTGGATCAATAAAAACGCCCGTAAAATTGTCAGATGTAGATTTCTCAATCCACGTTAGTGCCTCGGCTCGTGACTTAAAACGCTTTTCGCCAGCTCCAATATCTCGAGCGTCTACAATAAAGCGTTTTTTGTATTGTTTACTTCTAAGTTTTGGCATTAATCTTCTCCTCGGTTTGTGTGGTAATTATTAATGTAGGTCTTGTTCATCGTTATCAAAAATTTCTTGCCATTTGTCTTGGCTAATTTGGCGGGTATTTTTGACACCGCTCCATTCCTCGAATGATGGAAAGTCGTGGCTGCCGCTCTCAGCTTTTTCTAATAAATAGTCATCATATAAATCTTGCATTAATCTTCTCCTCGGTTTGTGTAGTAGTGGAAGGGCTCGCGCCCTTCCGTTTATTTTTTTAATTGTGGTTCCCACCATTCTGCTTCCCAAGTTTTTGGAAGTTGGAAATCAGAGACAAGCTCGTCAGGGGAATTTCCATAACTGACAATGTAAGCCCATCCGATTTGCTCGCCTTTGGCATCTCGAAAAACTAGTTCGCAATCATCATATTGCTCGATAGCCTCTCTTATGGCTTTTGGGTCAGTACCTTCATAGTCCTTATAGATTGTGTCCCAGACGCTGACGACCGCGCCCTGTTCAATTGCGTATTTAACTAGTGATAAATCTGTTCTCATATCTACGACCTCCGTTGTGTGTGTGGTAATGTTTATTTACAGAGTGTAATATTTCCTTACACATGTGTCAACACCTGCGACCGCCTAGGTTTTTTTGCGAGTTTCTGAAAAAAAAAGTTGCGAGTATTTTGCGAGCGCACAAAAAAAAAGCCTCCCACGAGGGAGGCTAAGTCATTGATTTTATTGGTTGCGGGGGTAGGATTTGAACCTACGACCTTCAGGTTATGAGGGTGTTTTTGTAAGAAACCTTTACCTGCAATATCAAGTATTTATGAATCAGTTCAATAAGTTAAGGCATATTTTTGTATCATAATGTTTCATGGTGTTTCACCTAGTATCATATTTTTTTGCGAGCATTTGCGAGTTTTGCTCGCAAATAACCTAACGGTCGCAGCGTCATTTGCGCTTCCTAGCCAAGTTCTTAGCCCTGCCCATAAGAGACAAATTACCTGCTCGATTGTCCAGCGCGTTGCGGTTGCGATGGTCAACATCCTTGCCGTCACCGACACGCGCCTTGCGCGCTCGATTACGAGCTGCTCGCTTCTTTCTGCGCGTAGGTGTTTCAGCTGCATACTCAGCTTGATAATTTCTTGCCATCTTCTCTTCCTAAATTTTCGGTCATACACGCCGCCTGTTCGCCGTCACAGCAATCAGCCAATGGTCGATGGCATCTACCGCACTCGTAATGTGCGCGAACAATTAAAGGTCTTGTCCACGTTCCGCACCACGGACAAATTAAAGGCTCCATTTTATTTGCGACCTTTTAAACTACGATCACCAAACCACCATGTAACTGAGCTGGATGCCATAAACAGGACACTTTCAATAATGCCAGCTGCGAGGCCAAGATCTTCAGTCGTAAAATAAATGCCGCCAACTAACGCCAGCAAAAAAAGCGTCAGGGCTGGTCTGACAAGCCTGAGTATATTAACCACAAACTTACTAGGCTTGCCCATCGAACTGTCGTGCGCGTAACTCGCCTCACGCAAACTTGCTGCTGTCTCGGCATTAGCTATTGCTAACTCGTTTTCAGTTTCAGCTGTCCTCAAAGCAGCCTGTTTGTCGAGCAGCTTCAACTCGTGCTCGAAGTCTAACGCTTTGTCTTTTCTTTTCTGTTGTGCCTCGAATATTCCTATGCCCTTTGATAGCAGCGAGCCGATCAGCCCTGTAGCTCCTCCTGTCAGAACCGAGCTTATTGTTCCCAAGATCCCCATCGCCGTCCCCTTCTAATGTCAACGTGTAAGAATGTTTTGTATAATCCGAATGAACCAAACCCCGCCTCCTGACAATTGCGCAAAAGTTTTTTTCTGTCGTGTCCAGCCAATGCAATGTCGAAAGCAATGCCGCTTCGATGAGCTGACTTTGGAGCCCCGCCCACACGCGCATTGTGCAGCCTCGATCTGTATGCTGAATTTATTTTAAATGGTTTGTCGGCAAGTAATCTGGCGCGCAATAAAATGTCGAGTGCCTTCGCATCAACAACCAGTTCACCAGTTCCACGACAGGCAATTTCTTTTGGTTTAAAATACGGAGCCCAAACCCACCCGACATCTGCGTCCTCATAATTTTCGTAGATCATATCTTCGGGTGCTTACTATTGTGGATATGAATTAAATGATCGACTAACTTCCGCAACTGGGTTACCTCGGCTTGCATGGTCGCCATCTCACGATTTGATTCTCGCAGTGCTTTGACAGAATTAATTTCCTTCAAAACATCGATCTGTGAGCTGAACACCGCACGCTGTGATTCTGCATCGTCCAGCCGAGTGTCGAAGTCAGCCTTGTATCGATCAAAGTTTGAATGGAAAACCTCCAGATCTTTCATTACCTGACTGAGGTTTGACTTTACGACCGCATAGCCACCCGCAATTGTGGCAAGCAACATCACACCTTGAATTGCGTGAGAGGCTGTTAGTTCCATTTAATCACCTATCAAAATGATGCAGTCGATCACAAAGCCCGACTTCTCAGGCCACTCTTTTTCTGCAATCTGTCTCGCATGCTGTTCGCTCTCGGCGCGGATTGGAAAATACAAGACGTTTTCATAATCGCTTGAGATGCCCATCTGGTTGTTCCACTCTTCCCCGTTCTGTCTAACTGCCTCACGGACGAACGAGTTGTAGACACCTGCCTCATAATCATAACTCATCAGCAGTTACCGCTAGTGCATCTGTTTACCCAGATCCAGTAAGCAGCAAAACATGCGATGCCAATAACAATTACAAATTTCAAAAACTCTTTTACCCAATAAAAAAGCCGAGCTCTGAACTCGGCTTGTTTTTGCTTTTTGCGCTTCTCTCGTTTTCGCCGTTTTATCTTTTCTTTTTTTTCTTCTTCTTCAGCTGCAATGATGCGCGCACTTGTGCCAAGGCCGTGTATCTCATCGAGCCGGTTTAGTTCATTTTGCCTATGGATTTTTGCGTTTTTTGCGAGAATAGCTTTTTCCGCGATGCGTTTAAACTCAGCATGTTGTTTTAAAATTTTATCTTTTGGGATTGCCTTTTTTTTGTTTGATGTAAACAACCCGCGTAACAGCGACATTACCTTTTTGCTATCGCCAAAAATTTCCAGAGCTTTTTTGAAAGCAGCTATTAGTGCTGCAATGCTGATTGGTTCCATAACATTAGCTCGGCTTAGTAGGCCAGTTGATTTCTTCTAAAACTGTGGTGTTATTAAGAGTTGAGGGCAGATCCCTAAGTTGGGTTCTATAGGTTTTTTGGGCATCTGTCATGGTGCGGTCAGATGTTGCCCACCAATCTGTCTCAGCCAACAACATGTCACGCCTTGCTCGAAGACTACGAAATGCGACCAATGCATTAGCGTCTGCCATTTTACCATTAACAGAATCCCAATCTGTCTTAACAGAGCCACCTTCCCAAACTACATTCTTTGCAAATGTGTCTGCATTAGTACAATCACCTTTAACAGAAAATCTCCACAATTCTCCATCAGGCTGTAAAGACAATATTGCTTCTGTAGTGGCTAGTATACCCATGTTTAAACTCCTATTTCATAAAGCGTCAAAGCGGTAGTTGCGACAGCTTCTTCAAGGTTTGCGTAGTTGTATCCTGAACCATTTTGCACAAAAGTTCTGTTTGAAAGAGATCCAGCAAAATGATTTGCAAATCCAAATATTTTGTATGCAATCGCAGAAGTGGAGCTAGGACTATCAAGAAAAGTTATTGGGAGCGTTGGAGTAGGTCTGGCATAGGCATAAGTTCCTTCGCCAGTTTGTCCAGAAAGACAATGAGCCTCACCGATTGTTGCACCTCGTGTAGAAGTATCACCACTTCCAATAATAGTGGAATCTCGTTTTAGTATTGCGCCATAATATGCAAAGTTTGCTGTTGCAGTTCCTTGTATATGTCCAATCAACAGAACCTTTGAGCTGGTAGCACTTGGGGTTATTGAAACGGATAAGATTTCTGCTGGACTATTTACATTAGTATTAGCGTGAGTTGCATAATCATCCTCAAAACCGCTTACCACTTGTAACACCTTTCCACCACCAGCAACCTCAACAACCTTTTTTATGCCACTTGCTCGACCTGTGTTTTGACCAATTATGCCTGTCATTTTTTTATTACCTCGTCTGGTCTAGGAAGCTGACAACGATATCAACATTTGCAGAACTTGCAGTTGCAGCACAAAGATGATCCGTATCAGTAATTACAAACTTGTCGTT